TCAATCCCGCCGCGGATCGTAGGGTTTTGCCGCGCGCTGGGCGAGACGTTCGCGATAGCGCGCATCGGTGCCGGACAGGTTTTCCGGCTTGAATAAAGTTTCGACCGGTCGCCCGAGAACCACGAGCAAGGTGTCCCAGTCTTGCCTGCCGAGTTGCTTGTAGCGATAGTCCAGCCCCGGCGAAGCCAGCAGTTGCTCGATTTCAGGCCGCGCGAAGGCGGCGGCTGCGCCAATCCGGCGAAAGCCGCTGCGCACGGCGTTGACCCCCTCGGTCAAATCGCTGAACCCGTATTTGCCGGGATCATAGACCGAATATTCGCGCAGCAATCGCAACAGGTCAGGCACCGCTTCCACGCCTCGGTCGCCCTGTCGCTTGATCAAGCCGGTCGCATAGTGGCTCATCGCCGGGTCGGCCAGAATTTGGCGTTCCTCGGGAAGAAGCGTCGCGTAAGCGCCTTCGGGCAGCCCCGCCAGGACATTTACCCAGCCACGCTGCCGCTTCTTGTCACTCGCCGACAGATATCGGCTTGCAGCGAACCGCCGGAGGTCGGCAGCTTCATCCCTTACCCGCGCAATGACCGCCCACGAGCCATCCGCAGATTCGACGCGTGGATCCTCGAAAATGCGGCCCAGCAACCTGCGGTCGCTATCGCCGAGCGGCTGATCACTCGCCTGAAAGGAAGCCATCCATTGATTTGCCAGCAAAAACGCGGGGTCGCCCGGCGGCCGGAGAGGGTCGTCGAGCGCACGCGCAAGCTCTTCGCGCGTCTTTGCTTTCGCGGCCTCCATGTCCACACCGCGCGCGACATTCGTATGGTCGAGCAACAGCCGGTCGACCGGAACTTCGGCCCACATCTTGCCGTCCCCGAGCCGCCTTTTCTGCCAACCGAACCGGAAATTCTCGATTCCGCCGGACGTCCCGACCAGCAATGGAGCCGACGGGACGAAAATCGACAGGATCGATTGCCGCAGCAGGACCTCACCCTCGGCATCTGTAATGGTGAGCGCCTTGCGTTGCGGTGTCGAGGGTCCGAACGACCAATCCTGCGCTCCACGATGCCTGGCGCCCTCCACGGCAGGCCCATCCTCTATCGAAATCGAAAAATCGGGTTCGGGCCTGTCGCCGCTGACAAGCAGGGCCTTGTCCCCCGCGAGCATCAGGTTCCATTCGGCTTCCAGCGCACGTTGTCCGGCGAGCGGATCGCTGGCGACATATTTCGTCTTTTCGAGCAGCCCGTACCCGATCGGCTTGGCGCGTTCGCCCGGCGTCGAGTTTGGCGCAATACGATAGGTAGAGGTGGCGTTAGGAGCGGCGATGCGGACCGACGTGACGCCGGGCGTCTTGAGCAGCGCGGCGCACAATGCATCGCAACGGCGCTCGAACGGCCGGACGACAAGAATGTCGCCTTTCAGGACGATCGGCGCACTTGCCGGAATGTCCGGTTCCTTGAGGCCAGCCAGCCAGGCCCGTGCCGAGATGAGGCCGGGTTGAGGGATCGCCCAGAAGAGCGCGAGTGTCGCCAAACCCGATAACAGGTTCAGAGGAACCCCGGAAAGGAAGTTGCCAAGCAGCAGCCGAAGAAGCGCGAAGGCGACACCGTAAAGGAAGGCCGTTGGCATGATCCCGAGGATGAGCCCCGGGATAATCAGGAACATGCCAATGACAACCATCGATGGCATGGACAGCGCGACAAACGCCCCAACGCCGGTGACGATCAGATAGGTTTTCAGCCACATGCGGCGAGGCGTACCGGATCGCGATCAATTTACGGTAAATTCTGTTCAACGCAACAATCCCGGCTCTCCGGGATGATCGTAATGCGCTGGGACGGATAGGTGGCGGAGACGGAGGCCATCAATTCAAGAACGGAGACGGGCAGAAATGCGCGACGTTTTGAATACGCAGGGATAGAATACCATGGATTATACCATGGTATCTTTTTTTACCTCTCCGGCCGGTTTCGACCTGTGACCGCCCGCACGGCGATCGAGGATCGACACGGCCGCTAGAATCTCGTCGAGAGTTTTGATGGTGGGATTCGCGGAACGGAGCAATTGCGATATTCGAGATTCCGACACGCCAATCAGCTTCGCGATGTCTCGTGCCTTATGCCGGCTCGCTGTTCGCCTCACGTTGTCAAAAAGACTCTGCGCGTCACCCGCGCGCGGCGGTCGGTTGATGCTGTCGGTCAAGCGCGAGCCTGCCTCGCCGCCCATTCTGCGGCGTGCTTCGGGCAAAGGTCTTTTTCGGGCGCGGGCCGGTGGGTGCAATGATCGCAAAGCCCCTTGTCGCACCTCCCAGACTTCCGGCTGGGCACCTTCCAATCGCACTCGCGCGTCACCCGGCGGCGCTTGCAGGCGCTGCACTTCCGCCGGGGTCCGCAGACGATGGCGTGCTGTCCGCCCGGCAGGGTGACGCGCTCGCAGGCCATCAGGCCCGCTCCCGCTCCGCTTTGAGCTTTCCTGCCCACGCCGCGGCATATGCTTCGAACGCCTCGCGATCGCCGCTACAGCAAGTCCAGTGCGGCTTCCCCCGGCGGGTGACCGGCTTCCCGCCTCCCCTCGGCCATTCGGTGCGGGTATCGATCCGAAGTGCCGCGGTGCCGATATCCTGCCCGGGCCACTTGAACGAAACGATCACTTGCTCGACGCGCCAGATTCCGTCGCTTCGCTTCGGAGCATAAGCGTGCGACCGGAGATACTGTCCGTCCCGCAGGATCTTCGCATCGGGGAAACGGCGCAGGATGATCTTCTCGAACCGCCTGATCCACCGGGTCTCGCGGTGCTTCGCCTCGGCGCGATAAAGGTTGTGGCGCGCCTCGCAGAGCGGGGTGCAAAAGACCACGCTATGCTGATGACCCTGCACGTCATCGTAATGGATATCGCGCTCGTCGAGAAAATCGGAATCGATGCGGTGCCCGCAGCCCGAGCATTCGAAATGCCAGCCGTGGTGGATCATGAGCCAGGCCGGAACGATGCCGGTTTCAGCGCAATGGTCGGCCCAGCGCACGCGATTGCAAGTCACATAGGAGATATCGCCGTCGGCGTATTCGTTCGCCCCGTGCCGGCGGGCCGTGATCGCGTGCTTGGCGAAATAGATCGCGCCCGTCCGCTCGTCGTTTTCCATGACGGCATAGGCTTTGAGGGTGGCAGCTTTTGTCATGCTCCGCCCCTCCCCCGCTTCTTCTGCGAGATCTCGCCCACGCTGCGGACCTCGGACGGATGCACGATTTTCCCGTTCGCCGCGTGCCAGGTCAGATTGTGGCGCTGAAACCAGCCCGGAGGCAGCTCCCATATGCCGCCGACCATAAAGGGCTCCAGATCCTGAGGGTTCTCGGCAAGATAACCGAGGATGCCGCCCGCGGTTTCCATCGCGCCGACGCCAGCCTGTTCGGCGAAGGCGGTCGCAACCTTGGCGACATGCTCGAGCACGAGCTGCGCGTCGTATCGTTTCGGGGCCATCATTCGCCTTCGTGCTCGATTGTCGGCGAGCCGTCGCGCTCCGGGCCGAAGAACATCCAATAGTGCCGTTGGACGGCCGATTTCACTGCGCCCTCGGTCGCATTGAGAAGCGCCGCGACCTCCGCAACTGTGCAGGGTATCGAGGTTCCAGCCTCGCCCAGCGTCTCGCTGTCGATATATTGATAGCGGAGAAGTGACACGATCTGCACGAGGTTCGGGAATTTATAGTCGGTGGTCTCGATCGACGGCACGCCGCGCCAGTCATCTTCGGCCGGAGCAACCTCGTCGACAAGCGCCTGAGACAGGTTGAACACGCTCGCCGCAGTCTGAGCGTCGAACGCTTGCCAGCCGACGGCCCAAAAGAAGAGAGTTTCGCGAACAAGCTCTCGTCCGGGCGCCGCATCGCCAAAGTCGATTTCCTCGAAAGGCTTGTCTTCGTCGTCGCCTTCGCCGTCCGGCCCGCCCTGATCGAAGCCGAAAGGCGATCGGCCGTACGCCTCATAGGCGGGGAAATTGGGTAGCCGCGCCTCGCGGATCGCCGCGAAGCGGCTCGCTATGCTCACCTCGTTCATGCTGCCTTTGCCTCCTGTTCGCGTGCTTCGTACCAGCCCGGCGGCGGGCGCCGCCCGTCGCGGCAGAAGCCGCAGCGGCCGTCGACGAGGCGCGGCATGTCCTCGCCGCATTCCTCGCACTCGCCCGGCGCACCGGCCGGGACGGGCGCGCGCCGCGCTGATTGATTTTTCGAGGTTGGTGGCGACCAGGTCGGTCGCGAAATCGACGTCGTCGGCCATTACGCAGCCTTCCGGCGCGCGAGCTGCTCGCTCTGCCACTGGCGCACCTCGGCCTCGCTCCAACGCGAGGAACCGCCGCCGGGATGGCATGGCGCAGGGAAATCCCCCTGCCTGATCCAGCGATAGATGATGGTCTTGCCGTAGCCGATGATGTTCATCACCTCCGGCAGCGGGATAAGGCGGTCATTGGCCGCATCGATCATGGGGTGCCTCCTTGGCAAAGGGAAATGTGATGTCGGGGTTCTGGGCGCGGATCATGTCGCGCAGCAGCGGCGGCTCGGGCGTCGCCGGGTCGAAGGGCGCGAGGTATTTGCGCTGCGCCTTGCACCATGCCTTGTAAGGCCAGTACGCGCGCTCGCCGAAGGGATAGGCGTCGCGGATCGCGCGCTTGCGATGGGCGAAACTGATGTCGGCCGGGAGCGTCGCGTGAACCGCGGCGATCGTCTGCCGGGAGCGTTCTGACCAGTTCATGCGGCATCCCGATCGCGATAGGCCCGCGGCCGGTGCTCCATCGGCAAGATGTCATAGGGGTGCGCGCTGCTGAGGTGATCGCGGCCCGGAAGCTGGATGCTCACATATTGCTGGTTATGCCCGAAACAGAGCGCGGGCTTACCTACAAAGGTGCAGGGCTCGCCGAACCCTGGCGGCTCCGGCGTCCGCACACACCGAGCGCGCTTCAAAAACTCGCCGAAGGTCAAATGGCCGAAAGCATCACATCGCCAAGCATCGGCCATCGCCTTGCCGCGCGTCGTTGTCACATAGATACCGGCGCCGTAACCTTGCACGGTCACCTCGAAGCGCTTGAGCTTCGGAAAATCCGCCGCGCTCAACCGTCGTCTCCCCGGCTGACCTGAATGTCGAGGTCCATGCCGATGACCTGGCGCACGGCCTCTGCGACGGTTTCAGCATTGATGGTGACGGCCTGCGCGGGCGAATCCACGGTGATCGACGCTGTCAGGCTGGGCGCCTCAAAAAGCGCGATGGGCAACTCCATCTTCAGGTTTATGGCGCGCTCGTTTCGGGCGAGGCTGGGATAACCAGCGGTCGCCTTCACGCTCGGTCTGCTGGAACCGCCCTGCCCGCGCCCGATTGTCAGCCAGAAATCGAGCAGTATGACGTGCTTGCCGTTGGCGCGGCTCTCATATCCCCAATATTTGGTCATCTCTCATCGTTCTCGATAAAGGCCGCCGCCCCTGCCGTGGACGTGACAAGGGCGGCGACAGGTTGGCCCGGCCCACGGGACTGCAAGGGAGCCGAGTTTCGGGAGAAGATGGCCGCGGCGCTGGACGGAACGCCGCGCGCGTGATCGATGGCGCCGACGGCACCGCCGAGGCTCGCGCCGAACAGCAGCAGCGCGCCCAGCGTCCGCTTGCGGGGCACGTCGGCCGTCAAGGTTCAATCACTGGGTTGCCGACGCCGTCGAACGTGACGCCGCGCGGGATGACGATCGCGGTTCCCGAACCGAAGCGGATGCAAATGCCGTGCGGATGCGCCGTGACCCGCGCAACCTCCTCGCCGACGAGGTTGCGCAAATCCGTCGGCTGCTCGGCGGCGGGCTCTGCGGTGAGATTCGACGGATCGGTACGGATCGCGCCATTTTGCGGACCGTCGAAGCCATCCGGACGCCAGTCGACCCAGCAAGCCGAAAGCTGCTCGACGATCGTCCCCGGCACGCCGGAGCGAACATGGCGAACGCGATCGCCGCTCACGAAAGTCTGCTCGCCGCCCATCAGATCATCAGCCCGTCGGTATCGAGCCGCTCAAGCGCGCGGGACAGGATCGCGTCGGCGCACGCCTTGGCGCGGCGCCGCAACTCGGCCTCAAGGTCGGCCGTCGCCACAACGGTCAGCAGCGGCGCGGCCGGCAGCGAGAGATTGCGCGCCCGGTGCGGATCGCGGATCAGGAGCCCTTGCCTGACCAGCCCATCGACAAGCCGGCGCGCCGAACTCTTCGACGCGAAACCCAGCGCGGCGGCGATCTCTTCCAGCGTCGGAGCGCAGGCCGTCGACGCGATGCGCTCGCGGACGAAATCGAGGGTGCGGATTTCCAGCGGGGTCACCGGAACACCGCCATCAGGAGCGGGACGCCGAACGTCACCGACGCAAACGCGATCGCGACATAGGCGAGCCGCGCGTCGAAAACGACCTCAGCAGTATCAGGATGCTCGTGGGCGGGTTTCATCAAAGGCTCCGTCGTGGTGACGGCGTCCTTCTATATGCCTCGGGGAATATTCTCAAGCATAAATATTCTTAGCGGAATATTTTACTCCATCGGGTCATCGTACATCTCGTCAGCATACCACTCGGGTTCGCCCTGTTCCTTGCGCGCTGGCGGCAAAACAGGCTCATCACCGTCGAACGCTATGCGGACGTAAAACCCTCTGCCCTCGGCGCCTTGGAATATGGCCTTCGCCTCACCCCTGCGTATTTGCTGTCCAACATAAGGCGCGCGATTCGCCGGCAGGTAGCCGAGTTGCACGTCGGCCTCAGAAAAAACCGCTACGGCGTGCTCGTCGTATGGGTTCTTCGGCTCAGGCCGCAACTCGACGGGATCGCCGGGTTCAAGCAATTCGATGCCGAAGCGGCGCGGTGGACCGCTCTTATTCGGGAAGTCGATGCCGACGATCGGAAGGGTGATTTGGGCGAGCATGGCTTGCCCCGCCCTTACCCCATGCGGCGCCCGATGAAAATCACCCGGCCCATAATGTGGCATTCGCCGTCGTGCGCCTCTGTCGGCCGGACGACGGGATTATCGGGCGACATCAGAAGCGCGCCTGAAGGCAGACGACGCAGGCGACGGATCATGCCAAGGTCGCCGTAGCTGACGGCCCAGATCATGTCTTGATCGTCCAGCCGCCGCGAGGAAGTGTCGAGCAGCACAATATCGCCATCGCGAATGGTCGGCTCCATACTGTCGCCGCGGCCCTGCACGACTTTGAGCGCGCTGACCGGCCCGTCGTAGAGGCCGCGCAGCCACTCCATGCGGAACGGTGCTCGTCCCTTTACCTCGGCCGTGCCGTCGAGATAGGTCGCGCCCATTCCGAGCGCGAGGTCGACCTCATCGATAAGCGCAAGACCCAGCTCATCGGCGAAATCCTCTGGCGACATTATTATACCGCTGCCCTGACCATTGCCCTTCGGCGGTGACCAAGGCGTATCGCAAAACGCGCGCGTCCCCACCCCGGACAGCTCGACGAGCAGCGATAGGTTCTCACCCTCGGGGATAGTCTGTCCGCTTTCCCACTTCGACACCGTGGGCTGCGCCGTGTCGAACATTTCCGCAAAATCGGCCTGGTTCTTCTTCAGGTGCTTCCTGAGGGCAGTGATGTTCCGGGCGAGCGCGGCGTTCTTCATGCGTGACGCATAATTGAAGCCCGGAGACATTTCTAATGCCTGTGGGAATATTCTTGCTTGCATATTTATTCCTGAGGGAATATCAGCCGTGCTCATGGACAACCTCCGAGACATCAGGCGTCAGCTTGGACTGACGCAAATCGAAATGGGCGAGAAGCTGGGGCTCGACCAGTCCACCATCTCCCGATTTGAAAGCGGCGCGCTCGCCATCGACAAGCGTACTTCTCTCGCCGTGCAGGCTCTCGTCACGGCTCATGTCGCGATCTGCGGCGCCTGCGATCGTCGTTCCAGCGATCCGGCGTGCGACTCCTGCACCCGCACCGATTGCGGCCTCCGCCAAAAGGAGGCCGCGTGACCCAGTTTCCCGGCATCGCGCTCCCCCCGCGGCGGTGTCGGCCCGAGGCGCGGCGGGGGCTTCCCGCTGTTCCTCCCGGCTCCCGCCGCGTCCGTTTTTCGCTTCCTGTTCCATGCGGTGAAATTGCCGCAACAATGAGTGCTAAACCATGGAAATAATGGGTCAGTTTTCCACTCTTGCTGTAAAAATGCTGATCGCGGACACGCTGCGCATGTATGTCGGCGGGTATCAAAAGCGCGTCACCTGGCCCGAACTGGCCGAGGCGACGTGGGACCGCGAAGGCGACTTGAAGACATGGGAGCGCCGCCTGCGCAGCTATGTCGAGGACGGCGGCTCGTTGATGCCGGTCGACGTGATGATGCGCGTCTTCTCCGCCCTGCCCCCGCAGGCATTCCAGCGCATCGCGACCCGTATGGGTTTCAGCGTCGCGCCGATGGAGGTCAATGAGGCCGCCACGGTGCGTCGTGCCGGCGCCGCCGCGGCGCGCATCGCCGCGACGATCGCCGATGCCAACGAGGACGGGCACGTCAGCCATACAGAGCTGGGCGGCATCGTCGACGTCATCATCAGCGAAATGCCGAGCATCCATTCAGTCGTGGGGGCCGGACCGGCGCCCTAGGACCGGCGCCTTTCCCAAGAAATCCGCCCCTCGGGGCACAGTAAGGAGCGAAAGCTATGAGCGAAGCCACGGTTTCGGACGAACAACTGCGCCTGTTTATCGAGCGCATCGAGCGTCTTGAGGAAGAGGACAAAGGCATCAAGGATGATATCCGCGATACCTATAACGAAGCAAAATCACAGGGATATGATACGAAGGCAATGCGGCAGGTCATCGCCCTGCGCAAAATGCCCGTTCACGACCGCAAGGAAATGGAGGCGATCCTCGACCTCTATAAATCCGCGCTCGGCATCGACTGATGGTCCCGTACCTCAACTTCGTCGCGGCGAAGGCGGTTACGGCCGCCGACGTTGGCATCGCGCTGACGCTCGATGATATCCACCCCGCCCTTAGACCGCACTGCCGCGATATCGTCCATTGGGCGATCCGCGGCGGCCGGCGAGCGATCTTCGCCGATTTCGGGCTGCACAAGACCAGTATGCAGCTCGAATTGACGCGGTTGGTTCGGTTGTTCGAGGGCGGGCTGCAACTGCAAATCGCACCGCTGAACGTGATCCTTGAAGGGACTTTCGACGAGGATGCGAAGCGCATCGGCGAGGTTCTGCGCTTCGTCCGGTCCGATGCCGACATCGATGAGGCCATCGCGGTCGGTTTCGTCGGGACGTTCATCACCAACTATGAAAGCGTCCGCGAAGGCAAGATCGCTGTCAGCCGTTTCAACGCGGTGAGCCTGGACGAAGCGGATTGCCTGCGCGGGTTCGGTGGAACGAAGACCTTCCGCGAGTTCATGGCGATGCTCGCGGGCGACGACCGCAAGAACGGCGTCCGCACCGACGGCATCCGATACCGGTTCGTCGCGACTGCGACGCCCAGCCCGAACGAATATATCGAGCTGCTCGCATATGCCGCTTTCCTCGGGGTGATGGACGTCGGGCAGGCGAAAACCCGCTTCTTCAAGCGCAACAGCGAGAAGGCCGACCAGCTCACCATCCACGCGCATAAGGAAGACGAGTTCTGGCTGTGGGTCAATTCGTGGGCCGCGATCGTCCAGAAGCCATCGGATCTCGGGCATAGCGACGACGGCTATAACTTGCCCCCGCTCCGCGTGCACTGGCACGAGGTAGCCTCGGACCATAGCAAGGCTGGTACCGAAAAGGACGGGCAGGCCAAGTTGCTAAAAACCGACGCGATCGGCGTCGTCGAAGCCGCCCGGGAGAAGCGGGAAAGCATCGATGCCCGGATGGCGAAGGTCATGGAGCTTCGCGCCGAAGATCCTGACGCGCACCGCCTGATTTGGTCCGACCTCGAGGCGGAGCGTCACGCGGTCGAGCGCGCGATCCCGGACGTGGTCAGCATCTATGGATCGCAGGACACCGACGACCGAGCCCGCGCCTTTGAAGGTTTCAAGAACGGCACGGTCCGCGAACTGTCGACCAAGCCGGTGATCGCCGGCGCGGGCGGCAACCTGCAGAAACATTGCGCTTGGGAGATTTTCGCGGGGGTCGGGTTCAAGTTCCGCGACTTCATCCAGGCCATTCACCGCGTTTACCGGTTCGGGCAGACCGAAGAGGTCCGCATCGACATCATTTACACCGAAGCGGAACGCAACGTCCGCGCGAAGATCGAGCGGAGCTGGCGCCAGCACGACGAGATGCGCGCCCGCATGTCCGAAATCATCCGCACCTATGGCCTTGGCCTCGAAGGCGCGCACGACGTGCTCGCCCGCTCGTCGGAGGATGGCAGCGGAGCGACGTGCGAAGAGGGCCACGACTGGAAGGTCTGGCGCAACGACACGGTCTTGCAGACCGCGGCGCTGCCCGATGACAGCGTCGGCCTGATCGTCACGTCGGTACCATTCTCGACGCAGTACGAGTACACGCCGAGCTACAATGATTTCGGGCACAGCGACGACAACGCCCATTTCTTTCGCCAGATGGATTTCCTCTCCCCCGGGCTGCTGCGCGTGCTGCGGCCCGGCCGAAAGCTATATGTCCATGTGAAGGACCGGACGCGGCCGGGCGGTCTCGAAGGGGTCGGGTTCCAGACCGTCGACCCGTTCCATGCCGACTGTATCGCCCATTATCGGCGCCACGGCTTCTATTACATGGGGATGGTGACGGTCGAAACCGACGTCGTTCGCGAGAACAACCAGACCTATCGGCTCGGCTGGACCGAGAAATGCAAGGACGGCTCGCGGATGAGCGTCGGCATGCCGGAATATGTGCTGATCTTCCGCAAGGCGCCGACGGACAACAGCAACGGCTATGCCGACGACCCTGTCGTTCACGGCAAAAAGGAATGGAACCGCTCGGCCGGTCACGCGATCGGCGAGGAGCCGGGCTGGAGCGAGGAAGAAGAACCCGGTTCGGCCGGCCCAGTAACGGGCCATGCCGGCGAATGGCGCAATCCCGACGGCTATTCCCGCGCGCGCTGGCAGACCGACGCGCACGGCAAATGGCGTTCGAGCGGTGACCGCCTGCCGACCCCGGATGAGTTCGTCGGGCTCGACGCGAAGGGCATCTATCGCAAGTGGCGCGAGCATTCGACGACGAACATCTATGACTATGAGGCGCATGTCGCGATCGCCGAGGCGTTGGAGAAAGCAAGTAGCCTGCCGCCCGGTTTCGCCCTGCTGCCGCCGCACGCCTGGCACCCCGAAGTATGGAGCGACGTCGCCCGGATGCGGACGCTCAACGGCGAGCAGGCCGCCAAGGGGCGCGAAATGCACCTTTGCCCGCTGCAATTCGACATCGTCGACCGGATCATAGAGTTCGACAGTAACCCGGGCGACGTCGTCTATGACCCGTTTGGCGGGCTGATGACCGTGCCGCTGCGCGCCGTGATGAAGGGGCGTATCGGGTGGGCCAGCGAGCTCAATCCCGGCTATTTCGCGGACGGGGTCAGATTCCTTCAGGCTCACGACGCCGAGCGCGCGACCCCGTCGCTGTTCGACCTTCTCGACATGGAGAAGGCCGCATGAAACCCGCTCCCGAAATCGGTACCCGGTTCGACCATATCACTACCGAGATCCGGCCGGACTATGGCGCGCCGGGCAAACCCATCCGTGAGATGCACATCTATCGTCAGGCCGACGGCCGGGAATTGAAGTGCAAAGGTCTCGGCTGGTGCCGCGAGTGCAACAAGGCGGAGGGTCTGGTATGAAGCTGAAACCCGCCACCGAAGAGCACGTCATCACGCACGCTCACCTGTTCTGCGGCATCGGCGTTGGCGCGCGCGGCTTCAACATAGCCACGCCGCGCGTTTCCAATATCCGTGGCCGGTTCAGGTGCTTGGGCGGCATCGATGTCGACGCTGGCGCGATCCGCAATTTTCAGCGCATGACCGGCGTGCCCGGCACGGTGATGGATCTGTTCGCACGCGACCAATATCTTGCTTTCCATGGCAAGGAACCCCCGCAGGGCTGGGCCGAGGCGACCCCGCTCGATATCTGGATGGCCTTCGGCGCCGAAACGCCCGACGTCATGTTTCTGTCGGCGCCGTGTAAGGGCTTCTCCGGCCTGCTCGCGACCGCGCAATCGAAAACCGACAAATATCAGGCGCTCAATGCTCTCACGCTGCGCGGCGTCTGGTTGACGCTCGAGGCCTATAAAGACAACCCGATCCCGATCATCCTGTTCGAGAACGTCCCGCGCATAGCAACGCGCGGCCGTTGGCTGCTCGATCAGATTATCGCCCTTCTCCGAAGCTATGGCTACAGCGTCAACGAAGACACGCACGATTGCGGTGTCATCGGCGGGCTGGCGCAGAGCCGCAAGAGATTCCTGCTCATCGCGCGCCATTCGACGAAGGTGCCGCCGTTCATCTATCAGCCGACGCACCACCGGTTGCGCGGCGTCGGCGAGGTCATCGGCAAGCTTCCGCTGCCCGGTGACCCGATCGCAGGCTCGATGCACCGGGTACCCGCGCTGCAATGGAAAACATGGGTCCGCCTCGCTTTCGTTCCGGCCGGAAAAGACTGGCGCGCGCTCAACGATCTAGCCGTCGTCGACGGGGCGTTGCGCGATTTCGGCATCATCCCGGAAATGCCGCTGCGCGATAACGCGCTCGGCGTCAGCCATTGGACCGACACGGCGCCCGTCATCACGACGCACCGCGCGCCCGGGCAAGGCCGGTTCTCGGTCGCTGATCCTCGCGTCGACGGGATGCACCATGACGGCCTTGGCGTTCGCGGCTGGGGACAGGAGGCCCGCGTCGTCGCCAGCGCGAGCCGGCCGGGTAACGGCGCGCACAGTGTCGCCGACCCGCGATATGGCGAGCGCGATCGCGACAGCACGCTCGGCGTCCAGGAGTGGGAAACCCCGAGCGGCACGGTGCAGGCGAAGAGCGGGCCGACGAATGGCGCGTTCAGTATCGCCGATCCCCGCCCACAGCAGGCAAACCAAACTTACCAGCAGTATGGTGTCAACGGCTGGGACGAATCTACTGTGGCAGTTTCGGGACAATCAGCCCCGGGAGGAGGCCCCTATAGCGTCGCGGACCCTCGCCCGAATTACGGCCCAAACACGCACCGTCATGTCCTCGGTGTCAGCGAATGGGACGGCCGGTCGACCGGGACCATCAATGGCGACCCGAAGCCTTCGACAGGGGCTTTCGCTGTGGCCGATGTCCGCCTCAAGGGCGGGCCGCGGTTCAACAATACTTTCCGCATCATCGGTTATGATCAAACGTCGGTCGCCGTTGCTGGGCCGGGTGGCCCCGCCGGCGGCATTGCCGTCGCAGATCCTCGACCGGAAACATCGGACAGCTATGCGTCGACGAAATACAAAGTGACGCGGATGGACGAGGCGACGCGCACCGTCATAGGCGCGTCGACGACGGGCGATGGTGCATTTGCGGTGGCCGATCCTCGGCCAGAGTGGAACAGCGACCGCCACCGCAATATCATGCGCGTCACGCCAGACGATGAACCGGCCGGTACCATCACGGGCAATGCGCACAGCGTCACCGGTGGGCAAGCCTGCGTTGCCGATAGCCGCGCCGCTGCGTTCACGGTTCAGGACCCTCGCGCCTTCGGCGGTACCGTGGAGCGCGCCCATTATCAGGGCGGCGGTCACTATGGCGTCATCGGCTGGGAGCAGACCGGGCATGCGGTCCCGGGGTCCGCCAATCACGACAATGGCTTCAACTCCGTCGCCGATCCGCGCGAAGCCGATCTCGATACGCCGCCGATCATCCTGCCGAAGCCCGAGGACCGGCTAGTGTGCCGGATCATCTCGACTGACAATACATGGCACCGGCCCTTCACGACGCTTGACCTTGCTGCGCTGCAATCGCTGTTTGACCCCGAGGAAGCGTTCGGGTTCGACGATGGGATATGGTTCGCGCGCTCCGGTTTCGAGCTCGATGCGACCTCGGACGTCAGCAAGCGCGAATGGATTGGAAACGCGGTACCCGGCAACGCGGCGCGCGGTATGGCCGAAACGATCGGCGAGGCGATCATCCTCGCCCGCATCGGCGAAACTTTCCAGCTTTCGTCGCGCGAAATCTGGGTGAAGCCCGGCGCGCTTGCGCTGGCTGTCGATAACGACCAAGTCGCATTTCGGATGGACGCGCAGTGATTTGGGACCGCTTCTTCGGTCGACGGCCCCGCTCGCCCCTAATTCTCGTCGAGACCCATCCCGGCCAAGTCGTCGAGCTACCGGACGGCGCAATGCTCGTGCGTTGGGCGGCGCCCGTCACCTGTGCAGAAGCGGGTAGGGGCGGCTATATAGTACGTCACGCCCAGGAGCGCGCCAAAATCCGCGAAACCACCATCGCGCTGGCCGAACAAATCGGTCGGCCGGACCTCGCGGAGCCGCTGCGTTGACAGCAATTGCAACCGCCTTGAAACACATGCTCGCGGCCGGGATGCCGCATGACGCGATCGTCGCCGCGGTGGCCGAGATGGAAGCCAGCGCGCCGGCCGCGGTGGACCCGGTTGCCGAGCGCCGCCGCGCATATGATCGCGAACGGAAGCGCGACGAGCGCGCCGCCGCGCGTGCGTCCGCGGTGTCCGGTAGACGTCCGGTGGACACCGCGGACAAAGCGGACACGCCCCCCCGTCCCCTACCCCCCAAAGATTATATATCAAACCCCCCACCCCTACCCCCGAGTAATAATACTCCGCGCGCGATGGCCGAGGCCCATGTCGCGGCGTGGCAGGCGTGGCGAGCCAAGAACCCATTTCCCCGACCGCATTGGGCCGAACCCGACCTTTGGACGGATTTCCTAACCAATCGCGCCTCCCGGAAGGGCAAGAAACCGACGAACACGAAGGCGGCGCACGACTTGTTGCTCCGCAGCGTGGCGGACCTCGTGGCCCGCACCAGATGGCCGCCCGGCAAGGTTTTCCGAGCCTGTGTCGAGAAGGGCTGGTCGGGAATTTACGAAACGGACGAGATGAAAGCGGCGATCAATGCAAATGGGAACGGTGGCAATCAGCGAGGCAATAGGCAGGGACATGCTGGCGGGCGTGACAATCGGGACGGCTTTGCCCGAGCCCTCGACGCCGAGATCCAAAATGCTCGCAGCAGTACGGCTGGACGATCAGGCGTTGGCGAAGATGGAGGAACTGGCCGCAGCGCCCTTGCCGGACCTTCAACCCTGTGGTGATGGCGAGCTAGCCAAGTTGCTGCGCGCGCTGACCATCCTGCCCCGCCGTTCCGATGACGAACTGACCGGGGAGCTGCGCTCTGCCTTCTACCGGCGCAAGCTCCGCTCATATCCGCACGATGCCCTCCAGTTCATGGTCTCGACCGTATTGGACGAACTCGACTGGTATCCGACGATCGCGCAATGTCTTGCGATCCTCGCTCGCTGGCAGCGCAATGATGAGGCTGTTCATCGCCGAGCGTCGGCCGGCAACCTCGCCCGCGCCGAGCGCCGAGCCCGGTTCGACGATATCATGCGTGCGCTGGAGCGCCGCGAACTCGACCAGACCGGCATTGATGCGCTTCCCGAGCCGCTCCGTAACATCGGAGTCGAACGCGGTTTCCTCCGCCTTCATGACGATGGCGTCTATCGCGCCCGCGCGGTTCCATGTGGAACAAAAGGTGATTCAAACGACGGGGCGCAAGTGGTATGATGACGGACATGGGAACGAAGAATGACCGATGGGCAATCTTGCGGACGAGCAGCGCCCGCACTCTGCCCCTTCGCCGTTCGCTTGCCGAGGCAGCGATAGAGGTGTGGACCCCCGCGCGAACCATCTGGCGGCCTGCCCCCGGTCAGCGCCGCCGCCTCGCGCTCGGACTTCGCCGCGACATGGTTGAGGCCGACGTGCCGATCCTGCCCGGCTTTGTGTTCGCCCGCGCCGACTATCTCGACGAGCTGGCCCGCGTGGCGCTCTCCCCGGCGACCTGTCATCCGTCCTTCTCCATCTTCCAGTGCGCCGGCCGAGCACCGCTCGTTGGCGATGCCAGCATTGCGGGGTTGCGCGCCGCCGAAGTCGAAGCCGCCGCCACGGCGCAGGCCTATAGGGATAGCCAGTCACGCGATGCCGAACGGCGGGTACGCGCCGATCAGATGCGCACCGAGCGCGCGCGCCGCAAAGCCCTTCGCAGCCAGCGCAAAGACTTCGGCATCGGCGAGAGCGTGGCAGTCATCGACATGCCAGCAATGGCGGGCATCATCGGCCGGGTGACCAAGTCGAATGGCGCAACCGCGACGATCGATTTCGGCGGGTCGCTCATCATGAATATAGAGGCTTGGCGAGTGATTCCGTCTGCGCTATTGGAACCGGACGCCGTCACCGGCATCGCTGCTTGAGCAGCTTCGCGACTTGATGATCTTGGCCACCATGCCATTGCGCGTCGCGACCATACGCAGGGAGTTCGCTCCCGGCGAAGTGCAACGCAATTCCGGATCGAGAGCGGATGGGTAAGCTCAAAGCCATAGGCGGGCACCTGACCCCGCTTGCCCCTACGCTGGGCTATCTGCCCCAGGTCGAGCGCGGCTCGGCCGCTGAACGGAGTATCTTCGCACCTTGGCGCAAATGGTACGGCACCGCGCGATGGCGCGCGCTTCGCATGGTCGTGTTCGTCCGCGATGGTTTCACATGTCAGTGGCCCGGCTGCGGCCGCATCGAAGCCAACACGTCGAAGCTGGTCGCCGACCATAGGACGCCGCACCGCGGCGACGAGGCGCTGTTCTGGGACGAGGACAACCTGCAGACGCTGTGCAAGCCCTGCCACGACAAGCACAAGCAGCGCGCCGAGCGTTCCGGCCGCGACTGACCCCGGGGGGTGGGGTCAATCTCTGGGACGGCCTGCCAGCCCGTACCGGTCCCGCTGCCATGCAGAGAATTTTTTCCGGTGGGCAAGTGAGGGTGCGAACTTTTCGCCGGAGGTGACCGCCGATGGCGATACGCAAGAATATTATCGATTGGCCCCGGATCGAAATCGAATACTTGGCTGGCGAAGATTCCATTCGGGAAATAGCTGACCGTCACGAGATTTCGGACGCTGCTATTCGGAAGCGTGCAAAGAAAGAAGGATGGGTTCGCGAGGTTCGCACCCCGAAACGCCGCGAACCGGAGCGTTCCCCGCCGCCGCCGCCGCGGGCCGACCCCGAAAAGAACGTCGACGCCAGCGAAATAGCCGACGACGGTCGCGCTCTGGCGGCACGGATGCTCGACGAACTCGACGTCGTCACCAGCCGACGCGGCGAACTCGAAGACATCATCATCGCTGCAACTGACGACGACGACGACGATAGCCGCCGCGATGCGATGATGAAGGCTTTGAGCCTGCGGAATCGCGCTGACACGTTGAAAACGATCGCTCTCGCTTTGAAAACGCTCAACGAAGCGGCGGCGCCGCAGGGGAAGAAGGCAGCGCAACAGGAGAAGGCGAACCAGGTCGGCGGAGGCCGACGGTTTGGCGCGCTCGGACCACCGACACTCAAAGTCGTGGAAAAGTAGCGCGTGCTGACCTGGTCGACGGCCTGCCTCGATTGGAAGCGCCGTATCCGCGAGCGACGCTCGCTCATCCCCTTCTCGCCGCTGTTCCCGGCTTCGGCCGAAGCGAAGATGGCGGTTTTCACTTCGCTCAAGATCGTCGATCTCGGCATAAATCCGGACACTGACGATTTTTGGACGATCGGCGAATCCGCCGATGAATGGTTGCTAGATTTCGCTGCCGCCATCTTCGGCGCCTATAACCCAGAAACGGGCGAGCAGATGATCCGGAAGGGTATGCTACTCGTGTCGAAGAAGAACACAAAGTCCACCATCGCGGCCGGCATCATGTTGACCGAACTCATCTGCAGCTGGAGGCCGTCAGACGAAAACCTGATCCTCGCGCCGACGATCGAGGTCGCGGGCAATAGCTTCAAGCCCGCCTGCGACATGATCCGCAACGATGAGGAGCTTGGCGACCTGCTCCACATTCAGGAGCATGTCCGCCTCATCACCAATAGGGTGACGAAAGCCACGCTCAAAGTCGTCGCCGCAGACAGCGCGACCGTCGGCGGCAAGAAAGCCAGCCGCGTGCTCGTTGATGAACTCTGGCTGTTCGGCAAGAAAGCAACGGCCGGCGCGATGTTCCGCGAAGCGACCGGAGGGCAAGTGTCGCGGCCCGAGGGCTACACCCTCTATCTGACGACGCAGTCTGACGAGCCGCCGGCGGGCGAGTTCAAGTCGCTCCTCGCTTATGCGCGTGACGTCCGCGACGGCGTCATCGACGATCCCGAATTTCTGCCGGTGCTCTATGAGTATCCAGATGAGATGGTGAAGGCGCGCCAGCATCTCGACCCGCAATATTTCTATATCACCAATCCGAACCTTGGTCGTTCGGTCAGTCAGAAATGGCTCGAAAGCGAGTTTCGGCAGGTCGAGAATGCCGAGGATGGCGCCAAGCAGATCTTCTACGCCAAGCATCTCAATGTCGAGATCGGCGTCGGCCTACGTCACGACGCGTGGATCGGAGCCGTCCATTGGGAGGGCGCCCTCGCTCCAGCCGAACTATGGGATGGCAGCTTCGACCAGTTCCTCGACCTGATCGAGGTGGCGGTCGCCGGGATAGACGGCGGCGGGCTTGACGATCTTCTCGGCCTCGGATTGCTCGGTCGACTGAAGGCGGACCCGAGAATCTGGCTCTTCTGGGCGAGGGCCTGGGCACAGCTCGACGTTTTCGAGCGCCGAAAGGACATCGTCAGCAAGCTCAATGATTTCCGCACGGAAGGCACGCTGATCAAATGCGATGATCCAACGCAGGATCTAGTCGAACTGGCCGATATTCTGGAGCAGGTTAAGGACCGCGACCTGTTTCCCGAAAAAGCCGCCATCGGGCTCGACCCGGCCGGCGTCGCCGCGATCGTCGACGAGTTGGCGGGCCGCGAGTTCACCGCGGAACAGATGGTAGCCATACCGCAGGGCTATCGCCTCACAGGCGCGATTAAGGGCTCCGAGCGCAAACTGAAGGACGGCACCCTCCTTCATGGCGGCCAACAGCTCATGGCTTGGTGCGTCGGCAATGCGACGGCAGAGCCGCGCGGCAACGCCGTCCTGATCACGAAACAGGTTTCCGGTTCGGCAAAGATCGACCCGCTTATCGCGAAGTTTAACGCGATGGTCCTGATGACCCGCAATCCAGTTGCGGCGCGTTCGTTCGAATATACGGGGATATAGGCCATGGGCATTATGGAACGCGCCCGCGCCGCCGTGCGGGCCTTTCGCGCGCCGGTTGCGTCGGCCCCTTCGCCCAGCGCGGCGGCAGACGGGATGAACGATCCGGGCGGGCTGACCGTGCTCAATCTGCTCGGCGGGAACGGTTCAGGCGCCCCCATGGGTGAAGCTCGCGCAATGTCGACGCCTGCGGTGCTCCGCGCGCTCGAAGTGCTCTGCGGCTTGTTCGCGATGACGCCTGTTCATTATTACCGGAACACGCCGAGCGGCAAGGAACGGGTCGACGACGCGCCGCAGGCCGCGATGTTCCTAACCAGCGCGAATGCGGTGCAGCCCGCCTTTCTGCTCAAGGAGCTAATGCTCGGCGATATGCTGATGCGCGGGAAGTTCGGCGCCTATATTCATCGTGACCCGCTCTACCGCGCGAAGGCGCTCAGCCGTTTGATGCCCGATGGCATCGCCCCGGTTCAGCACTGGGACCGTACCGATGGGCTGGAGATGTTCTATGACGCGCAGCTCCCAGACGGGACGCGCGATCGCCTGACCCGCAATGATATCTGGTTTGTGCCCGGCTTCAGCCGTGACGGCCTTGTTGGCGTGGACCGATTGAAGTTGCTCGCCGACACCTTCGAATCCGCGACCGCGACGAGCGAGTTCGCACGCCGCTTCTGGGAAAACAACGCCCAGCCCTCGACGATCCTGACCACCAAGGCAAAAGTCGAGCAGCCCGAGAAAACGCGCATCCGCGAGGACTGGCAGCAACGCTTCTCCGGCCCCCGCAATGCCGGCGCCGTCGCGGTCCTCGATCAGGAAATGGACGCGAAGTTCCTCGCCCACGACAACAAGGCGTCGCAGTTCATCGAAACACGCAGTTTCAGCGTTGTCGAGGTTTGCCGAGCCTTCGGCGTGCCGCCGCATGTGCTGTTCGAACTGAGCCGCGCGACCTTCTCCAACATCGAGCAGCAGAGCCTCGAATTGCTGCTCTACAGCATGTTGGCGCATTTCGAGCGCGGGGCCGCCCACATGAACCACCAGTTCGCCGATGAGGGCCATTTCTACGAGTTTCTGCCGGAGGCGATGCTGAAGGGCGACATCAAGAGCCGGTACGAGGCATACGGCATCGCCATCGACAAGGGCATCCTCAACCCGAACGAGGTTCGCCGGAAGGAAAATTCGAACGATCGCGACGGCGGCGACGAATACCGCGTCGGCTCCGGATCGCAGCTCGAAAGCGCACCCGCGCAACAACCCGACCACCGCACACCCGCCCCGCTCGCTCCCGAGCCCGAGGAGGAATCATGAACGAACATATTCTCGCCGCGATCCGGTCGGAGCCGTGGGCGATCGTCCCTGCATATCTTGACGCCATCGAAGCCATCGCGCTGCGCGTCATGGATCATCCGGCGTTGCTCGCCGTCGAAGCGGATGGCCATCAGCAGCGTTTCGCCGATGCGAGCGCTCGGATGGGTGAGCGGGCACCCGGCACCCGCACGGCCGCGCTGCGCGACGGCGTCGGGTCGCTGCCGATGTTCGGACCGATTTTTCCGCGCGCCGGCGGCCTCGCCACCTCGGGCGCGACGACGCTCGACGCGGTCGCCGCCGATCTCCGCGCGCTCGACGCCTCGCAGGAGGTTCGCACCATCCTGCTGACGATCGACAGCCCGGGCGGCGCGGTCGCCGGCGTCCATGATTTCGGCCGCCTTGTCGCCGCGGTGCAGAAGCCGATTGCGGTGCACGTCATCGGTCAATGCTGCTCGGCTGCCTATTGGATCGCCAGCCAGGCGAAGGGCGGCATCAGCGTCGACCCGACCAGCATCGTCGGTTCGATCGGCGTCTGCATGTCGGCCTCGTATCAGGAAGGCCCGGACATGGCGGGCCGCCGCGCAATCGACATCACGAGCAGCAATGCCCCGAACAAGCGCCCGGACCTCGCGACCGAAGAAGGCCGCGCTTCGATCCGCTCCACGCTCGATGCCATCGAGGACATTTTCATCAACACCGTCGCCAAAGGGCGCGGTGTTTCCGAAGCTACCGTTCGGGCCGATTTCGGTCAGGGCGGCACCCTAACCGGAAAGGACGCGAAGGCGGCCGGCATGGTGGATCGCGTCGAGGCCGAAGGCCTCGACGGAGCTATCCGCCGGCTCGCCCGCAGCGCCCCTCCGGCCGCGTCTCGGCGGACGGCCGCGGCGAACCACTTGGCCCTCGCGCATCTTCGCGCCGGGCTGTAACACGCAAGGAGACTGAACTATGCGCATCACCGCGCTCAAGCAGAGCCTCGCGGCCGTCCTCGCAACGATGGACGGCCTCCTCGAGGCAACAGCAACTGACGACAATCGCGACCTGACCGCTGAAGAGCAGACGCAATTCGACGCGTCGAAGGTCGAAGCCGAACGCCTTCAGGCGGCTATCGCTCGCGAAGAGGGTCTGCTCGCCCTCAAGGCGAGCGCCGCGACCCCGATAGTGGTCGGCGCCCCGGCGAACCCCGCCACCGTACCGGCGGCCGTCAAGGAAAAGATGGAGCCGGGCGCGATGGTCGGTCGCATTGCGATCGCGATCGCTGCCACCGGCGGCAACGATCAGCGTGCAATGGCGAACCATGCGCAGGGCATCTGGGGCGACGAAACTGGCCAGATCGTCGCGAACATGGAACAGTCGACCAACACGAAGGGCGGCTATCTCGTCGATACCGACTATAGCCGCGACTTCATCGAGCTGCTGCGCCCGCGCGTAGTTATTCGTCGCCTCGGTGCCCGTTCGGTCCCGATGCCCGATGGCAACCTCACGATGCGCAAGCAGACCGCGGGCACGCAGGCGGGCTATGTCGGCGAGCGCGTCCCCGCACCGACGACTGACATGCAGGTTGGTCAGCTCACCATGTCGGCCAAGAAGCTGATGGCGCTCGTTCCGATCACGAACCAGCTCATTCGCCGCGCCGCATGGGGCGTCGACCAGATGGTTCGCGATGACCTGCTGACCAGCGCCGCGGTCAAGGAGGATCAGCAGTTCCTTCGCGGCGTCGGCAGCGCCACCGCTCCGACCGGGCTGCGCAATCTGATCGCGGCAGCGAACGTGCTCGCGATGACGGCGGCTCCTGACCTTGTGAAGGTGACCTCGGACCTCGGGCGCCTGATGCTGGCGGTGAAAAACGCCAACGTCCCGATGCTCAACCCGGGCTGGATCATGTCGCCTCGGGTCCGCGAGTTCCTTGCCGGCCTGCGCGATGGCAACGGCAACCCCGTCTATCCTTCGATCGAGGCGAACGGGACGCTCAAGGGCTATCCGATCGGCGAAACGACGTCGGTTCCCGATAACCTCGGCGTCGGTGGCGACGAGTCGGAGCTGTATTTCGGCGATATGAGCCAGTTCCTGATTGGCGACACCTATCAGGTGGCGCTGGCAGCATCGGACACCGCGGCCTACGACGACGGCGGCACGATCCGCGCCGCTTTCAGCAATGACGAAACCGTCGTTCGCCTGATCGAAGAGCACGATACGCAAATCCGCCATGATCGCGCGGCCGCGGTGCTCACCGGCGTCACCTGGAAGCCGTAACCCCTTCCTCCCAGCCTGAGCGGGCGTCAGCCGACGCCCGCTCCATTTTTCACGGAGAAACACCATGGCTGTAAAATTCCTGACGGCGACGCAGTGCGGCACCCTCTATAATGAGGGTGAAATCGCCTCTTTCGACGAAAAAACCGAAGAAGAGCTGATCAAGGCGAAGGTCGCCGAAGCGGTGAAGGGCAAGGGCGGCGCCGACAAGGCCCCGGCCGCGCCGGCCGCCTGATCCTCGCGGGCGGCGGTCGCGTCATGGCGCTCATCACGCTCAACACCGCCCGCGGCTGGCTCCGGGTCGGCTCCGAGATCTCGGACGCCGACCTGCAGGAGCTTATCGACGCGGCGACCCAGAACGTCTTCGACTTCATGCTGCGTCCAGTCGAGGGCGACGATGCTTGGCCCGAAGCCGAAGTCCCGAAGAATGTCGTCCACGCAGTCAAGGTCGTGCTCGTCGTCATGTACGATAATCGCGACGCTCCCGTGATTGACGAGAACGTCTTGCGCGCCCTTGTCGGCCGCTACTGCATCACGAGTTTCGCATAGTGGCACGCCCCACGCGCGCGCTCGCCAGCCGGATGGATCGTCTCGTTCGGCTCGAACGGCCGATCGCCGACGAAAGCCTCGACGGCGCCGGCTCGGGCACCTGGGAACTGGTCGCCGAAATCTGGGCTGAGATTGTCGACCTTCTGCCCAGCCGCACCGACGGCGAGCGCGTCGCCAACGGGCTGAATTTCGCGGAGCGCCCCGCGCGCGTCCGAATCCGGTATCGCACGGATATCACCAACGCCATGCGGCTCGTGCTCGACGGCCGGGTCATGCAAATCGTTACCATGCCGGCCGAGCTCGGCCGCCGCGAAGCTCTTGAGCTTATGGTCAAGGACTTCAACCCGGCCGGCAACCCGGCGTAGTGGCGACCTCCCGCGGCAAGGCGGCGACCTTGGCGTACATCGCTGGCACCCCGCAACGCATGTTGCCCGTTTTGCGCGGCGCGGCCCGCGCCGGCGGCACGGTTTTCGCCGACTACATAAAGGACAACACAACGTCCGACGCGGTGCGCGAGGACGTTCGGATGCGGACGCAGATCCAAGGCGACCAGATCAAGACGACGGTCGACCTGAAACCCGGTTGGGGGCGGTCGGTCGGAAACTGGCTCGAATGGGGCACCGAAGGCCACTTTATCAGCGTCGACGATGAGCAACGGCGCGGCCGGAGCGTCGGTCGTATCAACCAGCAGGTTCGCGCCGCCGGCGGAGATTCTTCGCTGGTCATCGGCGGGCAGTTCGTCGGCAAGACCGTTTGGCACCCCGGCGCGCGCGGCAATCCGGTTTTCCGCCCTGCTCGGGACCTGAAACAGGGCGATGCGATCGCCGCGGCGCAGGCGCACATTAATGCCCGGGTCAAACGGTCGGGAATCGTCATAGGCGACGAGGGAGAGGATGAATGACCGACCCGACCACGATCACGGGCGTCAGCATTCTCGGCTCCGTCTTTCTCGCAACCCCGGATCTCATGACGATCGTCCCCGAACCGCAGATGAAGGGCGGTAGGCTTCCCCAGGGCATCTCCCTTCCCGCGATTCTGCTCCGCACCGTCACATCGATCGAGGTTCAGCGGCTCAAGCGCGGGACGGTCAAGCGGATGATCGACCGCACCGCCGTCACCGTGCGCACCGCGAGCTATCGGGAGCAACAGCAGCTTATCGCAATGGTCCGATCGATCGGCGGCAACCGGACGGGCGATATCGGCGGCGCTTGGCGCGTCGCGATCCGCACCGCGGGCGCCGGTCCCGATCTCGACGGCCCCGGCGACAGCTTCGAACAGACCACCGATTTCCGGATTTCATACGAAATCCCAGCCTGAGGAGAAGTGAAGTGAGTGCAAAGATTTCGGGCTACGTGCCCAAGACGTTCAGCGACGCCGGCACCGGCGAAACTTTCGAGGGTGGCCGCTCGCATAATTTCGAGCCCGGCGCCCACGCGAATTACCTCGCAGCGGGCAAGATCGGCGATGAGCCGAAGTCGACCGCAACCGCGCCGGAAACCGGCAAGGGCAAGACGCCCGCCTAACCCCTATTCCGCCCGGTTCGCGGGCAGAATGTCCGCCGGCTCGCCCGGCTCGCCCATCATAGGAGTATCATTATGGGTTCCACCACTGCGGCGGGCACCGCGATTGCCATCTCGGTCGCTTCGCCCGCGACACATGACGCCGCCGGTTACGGCGCGCTGACTTTCACCGAAATCGGCGGCCCCGACAAGCTGGGCGCGCTCGGCGAAAAGTTCGCCAAGGTCGAATGGAAGCCCCTGAAAGGCCCCATCGACAAGCATAAGGGTTCGGTCGACAATGGTTCGTTGCAGCCGAACGTCGCGATCGATGAAGACGATGCCGGCCAAGGCCTGCTTCGCACCGCCGCTGCTGACAAGACCTCGAAGCTGTATAGCTTCAAAGTGACCTATGCGACCGGTGCAATCCGCTATTTCGGCGGGCGCGTCTTCAGCAACGACGAAAACACCGACAACGCCGATTCGGTGCTGACGACCGCGCCGATGATCGAAATCTGCACCGACATCGTCCGCGTTCCGGCGCCGTAATCTCCACCCCAATTCCGGCCGTGAGCCGGATCATAGGCATCGTCTCGTCCGGGCATCGCGGTTGCCCGGGCGGGACGGTGCATTCCTTACCGCGAAAGGTAATTTCAATGGACGCAACTGCACTCAAAGTCGCCGCTACCGGCGCTATCCATGTCAAGAACGCTGCGGGCGAACCGCTTTATGACGGCGAAAACCCGGTCCGCATTATCGTGCATGGCCCCGGTAGCCGCGCCTATGGCACCGTCGAAGCGCGGCAGCAGGCACGCGCGCTCAAGCGCATGAATGAAAATGAGGGCAAGGTGACCGCCCCGACGTCCGAAGAGCGCCGTAAGGAGGTCGCCGAGGATCTTACGACGCTCACCGTCAATTTCGAGCATTTGACGCACGGCGACCTTCAAGGCGTCGCGCTCTTCGAAGCGGTCTACGGTGACCCCGAGCTGGGCTTCATCGCGCGTCAGGTCGAGCGCCACCTGAAGGACTGGGCAAATTTTACGGTCGCGTCGGCCGCGAGCTGACGCTTCTCGTGAGGATGCTGGGGTGGCTGCACGCTGTGCCGCAGCCGCCCCGGAGTTCCCAAAGGGCGAAGGCGGCCGAGCCCAACAAGCTCAGCCGCCTCGACCAGATGCGGCGCGAAGGGGTGGATCCGCAACTTCCCCCGAACCCATCGCCGCAGATTTTCGGATGGTTTACCGAGATCGGGATGATCGAGGCGGGCGGTATGGCGCCTGCGGCGCTATCGTGGCGCGAAATCAACGAATGGCAGCGCGCTACCGCCATTGACCTCCCCCCGTGGATCGCGCGGCTGTTTCGCCGGCTGTCGGTCGAATATCTCGACGAGCTTCGCCGGGCGGAGAGCGAAACCCGGCCGGCGCCATGGCGCGGCAAGGTTACCCAGAGCGAGGTTGATGCGGAACTTTCCGCCCTCATTCGGGTGCTGGGTTGATCAGGATCGCCGTGCGCGCATATCATGCGCCCATATTTGGGGGATTCGATATGCGCGCATTGGTTCTCGTTTTGGCTCTGATTTCAACGCCCGCAGTGGCAGCCGAGCAGCAACAATTCGACTTGGTTTGCACTGCGAAGAAAGCCAACGAGCGATATCGGATCGATCTCGGCCGCGGTGAGTGGTGTGCCAATAAATGCGATTTTGTTCAGAAAATTGCGAGTGTCTCTTCGGGTATGCTCATCCTCGCCGAGCATGAGCCGACCTTCCGGGGCGATAGCACCTCGCGCAACCGCATAAATCGCGTATCTGGCGAATGGCAATGGTATCATTCCGATCCACGATACACTTCGGTAATGGACCACAACGGCACCTGTCGCCCCGCGCAGTTTAGCGGGATGCCCAAAGCACAATTTTAGTCGATCTCGTCATAAGCCCGACGCCGCCCGCAGCGCATCATTCATTCGTGACTGCCAGCCCGGGCCACTTGCCTTAAACCGCTCCAATACGTCGCGATCGACGCGCAGCGTCGTGCTTATCTTGGTCGGCGCCTTCTGCTTCCCGCGTGTGGCGCGCATTTTGGCCGCCAGTTCCGGGAACGCCTGATCGAAGGGAATCGCCGCCGCTATCTCCTTGGCAGTGAGTTCCGGGTTGTCGCTTACGGCCGCCAAGTCGGCGGGCGTGAATTTCGGCTTGGTCATTGTAGCGCCTTCCTTTCCTTACGGTTCGCCGGGCGGGCAGAAACAATAGAAAGCCCTTCGGCCCCCAGCGTGGCGAAAATCACGACGATTATGTCATCAAGTCGTCCGATGGCGAAATAGCGCCCGTCCTTCGCGGGGCCGATCACAGCCGACAGGAAGAAATCCTCTCCAATGTCGGCGAAATCAATGCCGTGCTTGGCAAGGTTCGCTTCGCGCTTCGGTTCGTCCCAAACGATTATCATTCGCTTTATGTAGTAACAATAAGCGAACTCGTCAAGCAATTTGTTATTACAAATTGCCCTCCCCGCTTCTCGCCGGAGACCTGCATGAACGACGATGCACCCGGCCTTGAGGTCGGTTTCCTGATCGATACCGGTGCCTCCTATGACGAGCTGATCCAGCTTGGGCAGCTCATGGACAGCACCGAGGCGCGCGCGCTGAAATCCGCCAAAGAAATCGAGCGCGCCACCGGCGGCATGATCAATGTCGGCAATTCCGTCATCCAGATGGAGGCAGTGGGAACGGTGGCGACGCGCGTCGCACGCGATATCGCGCGCGAAAAGGGCCAAGCCGAACGAGCCGGAGAGCGCTTCATCCGACAAGTCGAGCGTGAAAACGCCGCCTTTGGCAAGTCCAGATCGGAACAGCGCGCGGTGCGGGCCGAAACGCTGGCGCTCGCCGCCGCAAAAAGCGGTCTCGGCGAGCTCGCCAGCCGCATCCGCGCAGAAGATTCCGCTCTCGCGGCCAAGGAGCTCACGGCAGCGCGCGCGGCACGTTTCGAAGCCGAAGCGGCGGCTGAGGAGCGCCAGCTCGCCGCCGACCGGGCGGTTGCGGCCGCAGCGAAAGAGGCGCAAGCCCTTCGCGCCGCGACCAACGCGCATATGGCCTTCGAGGCCGCTGCTCGCCGCGGCGCAGCCGCCATGCGCGAGCAGGAGGCCACGTCGACCCGCTATGAACGCGATCTTGCTGAGCTTCGTCAGCAACTCGACCCGGTTGCCGCCTCGCAGGCGCGCGTGAACCAGCAGATCGAGTTCGCGGCGGAGGCGATGCGCCGCGGCGATATTTCAGCCGCGCAATTTCAGGCGCGTTCCGCGCAGCTCAAGGGGTCGCTCGAGCAGGTCGAAACCGCATCGGCGGCGACGCGCGCCGGCATGACCAATCTGGGTTTCCAGATCCAGGACATCACGCAAGGCCTCGCTATGGGGGTTAGCCCCTTCACCATCCTCGCGCAGCAGGGCGGCCAAGTCGCATCGGCGCTGCAACAGATTTTCGAGGCGTCGCAGCCGGTCGCCGGTGCGGTGGGGGCCACGGCGGGCGCCATCACCGGCCTCAACACCGCAGCGACCTCCGCCAAATCGTCGACGTTGCAGCTCGCCGGCGCCGACGTCGCCGCCATTCCCGCAACCAATGCGCTCAGCGGCGCGGCCACGGTCGAGGCTGGCGCGCTGGGGGGTGTGGCCGCGGGTGCGAATGCCGCTACCGCAGCGACGCAGCGGTTCACGCTCGCCTCCCGACTGGCGACGTTCGCCGCTGGCCCTCTTGGTGCTGGCGTCATTGCACTTGTCAGCGTGCTCGGCATGTTCGCCTTTTCGAGCCGCAAGGGGACTGATTCCAGCGACGCCCTGAAACTCAGCCTCGATATCCAGAAGAACAGCTATGACGTCCTGACGAATGCGGTGCGCGAATATAATGCGACACAGCAGGACAGCGCGGCGCTGACGCGGGCGGCGACCGACGAAGCCAAAAGGCAGACCCTCGAACTGATCAAACAGGCGAAGGCGCAGCTCGCTGCGGCCGAGGCGGCCTATTTCAACCAGTCGGCGAACTCGAAGGGCGGACTCGAAATCAAGGCGGCGCTCGGTTCGCAGATCGGCGCGGCCGAGGCGAAGCTCCAGAAATTGCAAGGCGAGCTTCGAGAAATCGAAAAGGGCCTCGCCAATCAGGCCGTCGAAGCGCGGATGAACAAAGAGGTCGAGATCGCGACCCGTTACGGCCGACTGCTCAACAATCTCTCCGCTGCGTACGACAATGGAAAAAAGTCGGTCGCGGACTATCGCGTTGAGCGCGAAAAGCTGCTGCGCCTTCATGAAAAGGAGCTTGAGGTCTATCGCTCCGCCAAGCGCGAGGAGGGCCGCGCTGGACCGAGCGCATCGGCCGTCGCGACCCGCGATGCTCGCGTCGGCGATATGGTGGCGCTGATCAAGTCGCTGTTTCCGGGCGCCCGCATTACCTCGACCACCGGTGGCCAGCATACCAAGGGTAGCGACCATTATGCCGGCCGCGCGATCGACTTCGTTCCGGGCGGCGGAATGGGGAAATACACCACGGCGGAGGTCGAACAGATACTGAAAGACGCGGGGGTCGATATCCGCCGCAACGCGCGCGGGACGCAGCAGCTTTTCGGCCCCGGCCGGGCGGCGTCGCGGCCGGGCGATCATGATGATCATTTCCATCTCGCATGGCAGGGTTCGCCCGATACGTCCAAAGTCGACGAACAGAAGGCGCGGGCGCTGGAAGAAGCGCGCCGCGCCTACGAGCTCGTCGTGACCGCTGCGAAGGAATATGCCGCGGCGCAGCGCGAAGAGGCCGCGACCGTCGGCCTGAGCGCGAAAGAGCTGCGCCAGTATGCCGATGCCGCAGCGATAGCGAAAGCACCGACCGCGGAGCTGAAAAAAGCCATCGTCGATGCAGCGGCCGCGCGCGAAACCGCCATCAGCGCGCAGGCCGGAAAGGATTTTGAGGCCAATGTCTTGCAGCCGCTCCGCGACGAGCTGGCGCTCTACGGTCTCACCGGCCCCGCCCGCGACGCGGCGGCGCTCGATCTCGAAAAGCAGGCATTCATGGCGCGCCATGTCGCCGAGGGTGTCGGTGTCGCGGAGCAGCGCTGGAAGCAATATTATGACGCCAAGTCCGCGCTGATCGCGAAGGACGCGGCGCAGGACGCGGAGGTCAAGCGCCTCGAGCGGATGCGCGCCGAGCTGGAGCGGATGACCGACGCGGCGCGCACGGCCGGTGACGCGATCGCGAATGCGTTCGGCCGGGTGGGCGGGGCCGTGGCCGACGCTATTGATATCCTCATGGAGTACGAGAGACGGCAAGAGGATATTGACGACCGAGTGCGTAAGAATCTGCTTGATAGGGCCAGCGCGGAGAAAGAGTCGAGCGCTCTCCAGCTACAAGGAATGACCGCCCTCACCGGCGCGACCAAGAACCTCTTCAGGGAGCACAGCGCGGCCTATAAGGCCATGGCCGCGGCCGAGAAGGCTTTCGCGCTCGTCCAGCTTGCGAACACGGCGGTCAATGTAGCCGCCGGCGCGTCAAAGATGTTTGCGACGCTCGGACCGTGGGCGTTCCCCGCAGTCGCCGCGATGCTCGGCGTCATGGCGTCGCTCGGTTTCTCGAAGGGCGGCAGCGCAAAGGCGCCCGACACCAATCAAGGCACCGGGACTGTTCTCGGCGATCCGGGCGCAAAGTCGGAATCGATCAAGCGCGCGATCGATGCGCTGCGCGACGTCGATACCGTGATGCTGTCCTACAGCCGCCAGATGGCGAACTCGCTCCGCACCATCGAGAACAATATTCAGGGTTTCGCATCGCTGATCGTCCGGAATGGCGAAATCGGCACCGCGGCGGGCGTGAAGGAGGGCTTCAACAGCAATGCCGGCACCGTGCTCGCAGGCGTCGGGATGGTCCTCGGCGGCCCCATCGGCGCCGGGATCGGTGCGCTGCTGACCAAGATTCCTATCGTTGGAGACATACTGAAAGGGCTTTTCGGAACCAAAACCACTGTCCTTGGCAGCGGGCTGTCAGGCGGCGCGCAGTCCATCGGCGACATTCTGGCCGGGGGCTATGACGCTCAGACCTATGTGGACGTACAGAAGAAAAAGAAGCTCTTCGGCATCACGACGAGCAACAAGACGAGCACGCAATATAGCGCCGCCGACCCGATGCTCGAAAACCAGTTCGCGCTGATCCTTCGCGAGTTCAATAACGCCATCGTCGCGGCGGCCGGGCCGCTGGGCGCCGCCACGGCCGATATCCAGAACCGTCTGAATGGTTTCGTCTTCTCGATCGGCAAGATAAACCTCCAAGGTTTGACGGGTGCCGAAATTGAAGAACGCCTGACCGCGGTGTTCGGCGCAGCGGCCGACAATATGGCGCGCGCGGCGTTCCCGGGCATGGAGCGTTTTCAGCGCGCCGGCGAGGGTCTGTTCGAAACCCTTGTCCGTGTCGCGTCGATCGCCGAATCGGTCACCGCGTCTTTCGACCTCCTCGGCCGGAACGCATCGGGCATGACCTTGGACACCAAAGTCGCCCTCGCCGACCAGTTCGAGAATATCGGCGCGCTCACCAGCGCCGTCGACGCCTATTTCAGCGCCTTCTACACCAAGGAAGAGCAGGCCGCGGCGCGAACGGCGCAGATGGGCAAGGTTTTCGAGAGCCTCGGCATGGCGATGCCCTCGACGCTTGCCGGGTTCCGCCAGCTCGTCGAGGCACAGGATCTCAACACGGCGGCCGGGCGGGAAGCCTATGCCATGCTCCTGAAACTCGCCCCGGCGTTCGCAGATCTTCAATCGGCCATGGAGGGCGCGAAGAGCGCAGCGGACATCGCGGCCGAGCGCCAGGACCTCGAACGGCAATTGCTCGAGCTCCGCGGCGACACCGCGGCGCTTCGCGCCCTCCAGCTCGCGAAGCTCGACGCCAGCAACCGCGAGTTGCAGCAGCAAATCTGGGCCATTCAGGATGCGCAGGCCGCGGCGAAAGCGGCGGACGAACTTCGGAAGGCGTGGCAGTCGGTCAGCGATACTTTGATGGACGAGGTACGGCGTATCCGCGGGCTGACCGATACGGCTGCCGGGGGCGGCTTCGCCTCGTTGATGGGCCAGTTCAACGCGGCGACGAGCGCGGCGCGCTCTGGCGACATGGATGCGGCGAAGTCCCTGCCCCAGCTTTCGCAGGCCCTGCTTGCCGCCGCGGCCGACGCGGCGACCAGCCGGCAGGAGCTCGACCGCGTGCGCGCGCAGATCGCCGCTAGCCTCGAAGCCACCAACGGCCTTATCGGCGGCCTCGCCGGCAGTCCGGCCGCGACGAACGCTGCCTTGCTCAACGCGGCGGCGGCCAGCCAGCCCGGCACCGCCGCGGTCAACGATAATGGTTCGGACAGCCTCGCGGCGAAATTCGACGCGATGAAGGAAGAACTCGGCCGGCTGCGCGCGGATATGAACAGCGGCAACGCCGCAATCGCCAGCGGCGTGAACAAGGTCGGGAAGCATCTCGACAATGTCACCAGCCGCAGCGGCGGCGAAGCGGTTTCGGTCGAAATCGAGATTGCGGCGTGAAGGCGGTTCTTCCGGGCGGCGCCGAAATAGAAATTGGGACGATCGAAGATAGCCCGACGATCGGGATTGTCGATTACAGCCGCCGTGTTACCGACGATTTCGGGGTTACCACTGTGGTCAAGCGCGGTTTCGCGCGGCGAATGTCGGTCCGCGTCGCGATCGCCACCGACCAGGCCGACACGGTGCAGCGCCGCCTTGCCGAATTGCGCGCGACCGCGGTCCGCTGGGAAGCCGACGACCGTTTCGACTGGCTGAATTTTCAGGGTTTCTACAAGGATTTCGACCTCGATATCGCCGTCGGAGACTTGAGTTTTTATACCCTCACCGTCGAAGGGCTCGCGGAGACGGAACCCGGCGCGGACGCCGGCGCCGACCCCTCGCCGTCGGGCGATTCGACGATGATGCTAGTCCAGCCCGTCGAATATACCGATGCGACGCTGACCGCGAGCAACGTGCCCGAAAACGACTATCCCGAATGGTCGGCCGTGGCGATTTATCCTCTCGGCACGCGCGTCATAAAGGTCGCATCGCATCGCATTTATGAAAGCGCTGCGGCGGGCAATCAGGGCAACGACCCGGCTGGGGTATCCGGCCTCTGGATAGACCTCGGCCCGACCAACCGCTGGGCGATGTTCGATGCGGCGCTCGGCACCATGACAAGCCGTTTCGGCGGCCTTTCGGTCACCTTGGCACCCGGTGCGATCGGCGCCTTGGCGTTGATCGATGTCGTTGGCTCCACGGTTCGGGTCCAATCCGGCGGCTATGACCGGACCGTCGTCGTGAGCACAGGTGTCATACCCTTTCTCGATCTGCCGATCGGCGGTGCGCCAGTGACAGTGACGATCAGCGGCGCGGGCGTCGTCTCGGTCGGCTCCCTGATCGTCGGACCGCTCGTGACGCTCGGCATCACCGAAGCTTCGCCCAAGGTCGGGATCATCGATTTCAGCCGGAAAGAGGTCGACGATTTCGGCGAGGTGACCGTCGTACCGCGCGCGTGGGCGAAGCGGATGAGCGCGAACGCGTTGATCCGGACCGACGCTCTGGACGTCGTGGCGAACCGTATCGCCGGCGTGCGCGCTCGTCCCTCGCTCTGGGTCGCATCCGAGGGTTCTGACAGCCTGACCATATTCGGCTTTTTCAAGGACTTCTCGATTGAGGTTGGTCCGACCGTAAGCAAGCTTTCGCTCTCCGTAGAGGGATTGTCAGAAGCCGCATCGCTTAGCCCGGGCCTACCCGCGCCGAACTGGACGGACATCATTGACAACGAACCGGTCGAGCATCCCAAGCCCGAAGACGGGGCGACGCGAGGCGCGACAATCGGATCGAATATCCGGGATGAAACCGGCGCGGTTCGGCCCGCGACCGATTTGATCAATACGTCGCTCGTCCTTACCAACGGTGGCCGGCTGTTGATCGACCGGGGTGGTGGCATCACCACGCCTCTCGGCGAAGTACTCGCAACTTCGATCGGCGCCGCGACCGAAGGCGCTATGCGGACGCAGTCCGACGCGCTGGAACGGCTGGCGGCCGTCGTGACGATGATCGACACGCGCCTGTCCTCGACGCAGGAGGTCATTCGCGACGCCGGCGTCTATGTCGACCCGACGAACGGCAAGGTCACGATATCTGCGCTGGATGCGACCGCGGCGCGCGTCAATTCGGTGTCGATCTCGCTCGACGCTCTGACCGCGTCCGTCGCGCTGAAAGCTACAACAACCTATGTCGACAATGCGATCGCGACGGCGGTCATCGATCCGTCGCAGGTTCCGGTGTTTACCGGGCTCAACGCCCGGCTAACCAGCGCGGAGGTTCGCCTTGACGGGATCGACGCGTCGCTGCTGCTCAAGGCCGACGTCGCCACGGTCAACGCCCTGTCGGCGTCGCTAACGGCCGCATCGATCGAAATTGACGCGCTGCAGGGCGCAATCGTGACCAAGGTCGAAGCGGTGACGTTCAGCGCGCTCGAAACTCGCGTTGCCACGGCCGAAGACAGCCTTGAAGCGCTTGGCGATGTTGCTTCGCTCACCCGCGGTATCACGGTCGCCCGGATGGTTGATCGTCGTCAGGAGGATATAGCAGCCGACACGCTCGCGGGGCTTCTCGCGGGCGACAGGCGCACGCGCGATGCCGTGCAGGCGCTCGCGTCGGCGCGCGAGCAGATCACGACGCGGCTCATTGACGGGGACGCGGCAGAGACGGCGGCGCGGTTGGTTCTCGCGGCGCGGCTCCTTGCCGCCGAGGCGGGGATCACGAACGAGCAGATTGTGCGGGCCTCGGCCGACGGCGCGCTAGCCCAGTTGCTCAATCTAGTGACCACCACAGTGAACGGCCACACCGCGACGATCGAGCAGTTCGCGGAGAGCATCGACGGGCTGTTCGCGCGGATCGGGTTCAAGCTCAATGTCGACGGAAAAATAGTCGGATGGGTGACGAATAACGACGGCGTCACAGGCGGCATGGATTTCATCATCGACTATCTGCGCTTCTGGTCGGCCGATGGCTCGACATCGAAAGCACCATTCGAGTTCCGCAACGGTGGCCTCTATGTTTCGCAGCTCTCGGTCGACTCGCTGTCGGTCGCAGGCGGTGCTCTCGGCAGCATCGTTGTCTCGACCCCGCCCCAACTCCTCCGGGCCGCCAACGACGTGATGGTCGGCATGATCGAACTGCCGACGCTTCCGCCCGGCACCAACGCGGTCCGCGTGACGATGACGGGCGATTTCAAGATCGAGGCGCTGGCGGCGCAGCACGTATGGGCGAGGCTGCGCGAAGTTTCGGCGGCGCAGGCCGCCGCATTCAAAGCCGATCCGGGCGCCGTATCGGGCGGCAATCCTGCGCTGCCGCCCTCGGCTGCGCAGCCGCGGAACAGCGACAAGCTCGAATATGTGAACAACGTCTGGGACAATGCGCACCTGTCGTGGATCGATACCGCGCCCGAAAGCGGCCAGCTCTACATCGCCACCCTCGACGCGCTCTCCGCCGTCGATGTCCGCTGGAAGGACGTCCAGCTCTCCGCCGAAATCATGAAGAGGACACAGATTTCATGACGAAATATCGCGCCATAGCTTTGGCCGCGAGCATGTTTACGCTCGCCGCCTGCAATCCCGGAGAGCCTACACCGCGCCCGGTCGACGGGCCGACGGAGATTGCTTCGATCGTCGTCGCGGCCCCCGCGCCATCGATCGCCGCCGGGTTCGAGGTCCGAGGTTCCTCCCTGGCCGTGGTCCGCCTCTATCATGTGCCCGCTGCCCATGCCGCTACCGCCGCCTCCGACATCGATTCAGCGCGCGGCGCGCTGGGGCGCTGGGCGGCGGGCTCACGCGTCGGCTGGGGCTATGCCGACCTCGGCGAATGGCGGCGCGCCGCGCTGCGTGCCGACATGTCGGCTCAGGCGGGCGACCTCATCATCTTGGCCATCGATCCGGCGAGCGGAATCGGGGGCTCGCTCTTCGAGTGGCGCGGCGTCACCCTTTCGGCAGGAGAATAGTCATGGTCTGGTACAAGGCCGGCACCGTCACGGTCACCAACGCCAGCGCGGTCGTAACCGGCGCCGGGACCGCGTTCATCCAGAATGTCCGCGCGGGCGACGGCTTCATCGGCCCCAATGGGGTGACGCACGAGATCGTCAGCGTCGACAGCGGAACGCAAATCACGATCTCGCCTGTCTATAGCGGCGCGACCGCCGCCGGACAGGCTTATCGCGTCCAGCCGTCGCCGGGTTGGATAGTCGACCTGAACCAAGGCGTTAACACGCTGCTCAACGACTTCTCCGGCATTCGGGACGGGATTGGGTCGGGCAACTTCCCTGACGGAACGGCCGCGGCTCCTGCCCTACGTTTCGGGGCGGATAGCGACACCGGGCTCTACCGGATCGGTGCCAATGTGCTGGGCTTCGCCGTTGGCGGAGTCGAACAACTTCGGGTCGCCACAGATGGCCTGCGAAGCAGATACACACCGGGAGACAATCGCGCAAAACTGGCCGTCAGCAACACGATAGACGGAACAGCCTTGGCGCCCGCCTATTCAGAAATTCAGCTTCGGGGCGGCGGGGGCGACTCCGAAGTTGCGACAATCTCGGCCTACAACAGCTATATTAATGCTGCTGAAACCGGCCTGATTTTTAGCCTGCGGAACTCCGCGAATGCTTTCGGCGAGCGAATGCGGCTCACCGGGACCGGCAATCTCGGCCTCGGAACGGTCTCGCCATCGTCAAAGCTGCACGTCTCCGGGACGAACGCAACAATCCTGACGGTCGAGGCCACCAGTGCCGGCGCGACCGATACGCAGCTGCGTATCCTGACCCCCGACCGAGATTGGCGCGTGGGACAGAATGTCGGCGGTGGCGGCGCTGGTGTGCTGCTCTTCTACGATGTCACGGCGGGCAGCCCGCGGTTCGCGTTCGATCCCGGCGGGAGCGTCAGACCCGGAACCGACAATGCACAGTCGCTGGGTGCCTCAGCCTATCGTTGGTCCGTCGTTTATGCGGGCACCGGAACCATCAACACGTCCGACGAGGAAAAAAAGGCTTGGCGTGATGGTGCTGGCGCGGCCGAGCTATCCGCTGCTCGCCGGATTGCCGCCGAGCTGGGTTTCTATCAGTGGAACGATGCCGTTGCCGAAAAGGGGCTGGACGGGGCTCGGCTGCACTTCGGCGTCCGCGCGCAACGCGTATGGGCGATCATGGCTGACGAAGGGCTGATCGATCCGATCGCCGAGGGGGCGACGCCCGACAGCCGCTATGCGTTCCTCTGCTACGACGAATGGGATGCGCTGCCGGCGATCGAAGAGGTTCGCGATGAGGATGACAATGTCATCGCCTCGGCCGTGCCCGCCCGGCCCGCAGGAAACCGGTTCGGCATCCGGCCCGACCAGCTCGCCCTGTTCCTGATTGCGGCGCAGGAAGCACGGCTGGCGGCGCTGGAGGCCGCGTGACCATCCCCGGCATCTCCTTCATTCCTACCGCCGCGGCCGGCCTCGTCGGCGTGTGGACGGCCGCGATCGCCTTGGTCGCTCTGATAATCAAGATGCGGCCGATCATGAAAAAACTGGAGCACGACCGGATCAAGGCGCTTGAGGACCGGTTCGACGCAGCCGACGCGCAGCGCGCGGCAGAGCGGCAGCTACACGATGCCGAAATGGCGCTCGTTCGCCACCGGCTGAACGGGGAGAGCGCGACGCTGGATGCGTTGGTCGGCCTGCTCGAGTCTCAGGTGAGCATCCCGCCCGACACCATCAAGCGCATCACCGAGAGCCGGACGGCGGCCGCGCTGGGGTTCGCCACCGAAATGGCCGCCATCACCGAGGCGCGCATCGCGCTAGCCCGGGCAGCAATGCCGGCAGCAGCGGAATCCTAGTCCCCGAAAGGAACCGAAAGCATGATGACCTTTGTCGACGACAAGCCGATTTTCGACGCCATGCGCGCGATCGGCGGCCCGATGACGCAGCGCGACGTCACCGCGATCAACGCGGTCCTTTTTCAGGTGAAACAGACCGGCATCATCAAGCCGTTGTTCGATATCGCGCGCGAGCTCGATGACGACGACGACGGGTTGAGCCAGGTCGAGGTTGATATCCTCGACGCCGCGATCCGCGTGGCGAAAGGCGAAAAGCCGCAACCGCTCAAATCGGTGCGGCGCCGCATAAACGCTGCCGGGCTGGCGCTGATCAAGGCGAGCGAGGGCCTGCGCCTGAAGGCATATCTCTGCCCGGCGAAGGTCTGGACAATCGGCTACGGCTCGACCGGGCCGCACGTCCGGCAAGGCATGGTCATTCCCGAGGCTGAGGCCGAGGCGCTGCTGCTCGAAGATCTCGAGCGTTTCGAGATCGCCGTCGCCAACGCGGCACCGAATTCCACCGACAATCAGTTTTCGGCGATGGTGAGCCTCGCGTTCAACATCGGAATCGGCGCCTTCCTGAAATCGAGCGTCCTTCGGCTCCACCGCGCGCGCAGTTTCGTCGAGGCGGGCAAGGCGTTCGGCATGTGGGTGAAGGCGAAGGGCAAGACGCTGCCCGGCCTCGTGACTCGCCGCGCCGCCGAAATGGCGCTCTATCGAAAGGGCTGACACATGACCTTCTGGGATTTTCTTGATCGCCAGCTCGCGCGCGTGCGCGCCGAGCACGTCGCCGGCGCCGGCGTCTTCATCCTCACCGGCGCCGTTTTCGCCCTCGTCACGCTCAAGCCCGAGCTGGCGAAGGACGACCTTTTCAAGACGCTGGCGCAAGCTGTCGTGGTGCAGGGCCTCGTCGGCCTCGCCATGGCGTCGTGGTTCACAGTCAAACGCGGGGGAGGGACCGCTACCCCGACGGACAAGGAGCCTCTGTGATGCGCTGGATTGCCGCCCTCGCCTTCGGAATTTCCGAGCATGTGCCCATCCGCCTCGTTTGGCCCGCGACATTCGCCGCTTTCTTCGCCGGCGCCAGCTTGCTCGCAGGCCTCGTCTATCTCATCATCAACGGAGGCTGACATGCCCCTTCCCCTCGTCCCAATCGTCGGGCCGCTGATCGTGCGCGGCCTGCTCAAAGCCCTGCCCCGCCGGATCGCCGAAACATGGGCGCCGCGCATCGCGCGCGTCGTGGCGCTGGCGATCATCGCGGGCTTGCTCTGGCTGGCCGTGTCGGCCGCCATCGGCACGATCCGAGAGGATGCTCGAAACGGCCTGCTCGCTGAACAGGCCGAAGAGCGCAGGATCGCCGAGGAAGCGCAGCGCCAGCGCGAAGCCGCGGCCGCCCGCGCGCGCGCTGCCGCCCTCGCCGCCGGCGCGAAATTCGACGCCGCCCAGCAAAAGGAGATCACCGATGCAACGACAGACCTGCCTGATACTCGCCCTTCCGATCGCGCTCGCCGCCGCGTCTGTGTCGAGCTGCGCCAGCAAGATCGGGCCGCCGGTCGACCTCCGCGTAGCTGCTGAGACGTTCGACCGGCCCGACTGGCCCCGGATGACCGACGCCGCGCTCGGCAGCGAGGCGGAGAGCGAGCGCGTCCAGGATGCCCGCAACGCATGGGGCAAAGCGATCGCCCGCCAACTCGACGCGGCGTGCCGCGCGCTGCGCGATTCGGGGGTCGCGGGCTTCAACCCGTGCCGCCCCGCCAAGGCCGAGTGGGAATGACCATATCGGTGACGTCACCGATATGATCCGAGCGGCAAATTCATAAGAAACACGTCCGCAGGCGCGCTGGATAGCGGCCGGCGGGGGTTCCCGGCTGGCACCGGGAAACCGACGGGATCGCAACCCGTCACTAGCGGCCGGCCTGCGCCGCATCGCCCCGCACCTGTGCACCAGGCGGGGACCACGTGAGCGAAAATCTTCATGGAGTCGAATCTTGCATTACAATCGCCGCTGACTTTCGTCGGCGGTGCCGCCGGCGAAGCTGCCGGCTATCTTTTCGATCCGGCCGCCGAGCAGCTCGGGCGCCGGGAGGCGATCGGGTTCGGGGCAGCGGGTTTCTACGTCCGCACGGTCGACAGGACTCTCGCCAACAATATCATCATTGCGAACCATTACAGTCGGCGCGTCTATCGAGCGTCGACCCTGCATTTGGGCATCTTCATCGGTGGCGAGCTGCTCGGCATCCTGCAGTACGGCTATGCGATGAACCCGGCGTCGGCCGGGAGCGTCGTCACCGGCACGGGGATGACCGAATATCTCGAGCTCAATCGAATGTGGCTCGACGATCGCGCGCCGCGCAACAGCGAGAGCCGGGCGCTGTCGTGCTCGATACGGCTGATCCGGCGCGTCCGGCCGGGCGTGAAATGGATACAGTCGTTCGCCGACGAGCGGTGCGGCCTTTTCGGCACCGTGTATCAGGCCGCGGGCTTCACCTATCACGGCGAGCATCGCGGGATCTTCTGGGAGTTGGATGGCGAATTTTATCACAACTCGCTCGCCACCAATAAGAAGACGGCGAAATCGCCGCGCGCGGCGTACCTTCTCGCGAACATCGATCGCGCGACGCGCCACGAACTGCGCCAGTTTCGCTACCTCCGATTCCTGAAGCCGCGCTTCGCGAAGGGATGCAGATATCCGGCAAAACCGTTCCCGAAGCCGGATTATGGCGCTGATGCCGAATAGCAGTTGCAGTTATTCGCGAGCAGCGGCAGCAGCGGCGTGCGGCCCGTCGATTGGACGAGCCCCCGCCCAGGGGGTGAGAGGACGGCGCGACCCCGTTGGGCCGCTCCACCATACTTCTTTGCAGAAAATGCAAATTGCTCGGTCGCCGCGGGGGTGACGGAAGCGGGGTGGGCCTATGCCTTCCCCGCTTTTTTTGTGCCCGCGGCGCGCGTGTTCGGCCGGCTCTCGATCGAAACGAGCGGACCGACGAACAACATTTTGCCGTGCCAGCACGCCAGCCCCGCTTTGACGGCCGCCTCGCCGGCGTCTCGCTCGCTCGCGTACCATCGGCCGGTGCGCAGCCCACATCGCCAGCGAAATTCCTTCGGCGGCTCGCGCCGCCACCGGTAACGATCAGGTGATGTCGTCATATCCGGGCGGTCGCATTCCGCGGATAGACCTTGAGTGCGGCCGTCGATAGCGGTTGCTCCGTCGCGACGGTCGGCTCGATGCCGACGGCGCGCATCACGCCGCGCAGTTGCGTCTGCAAATGCGTCGACCGGCAATAGCTCGCGATCGTCTCCGAAAAGGAGTGCCCCTCTGTGCTCCGCATCTGGCGCCAGAAGTCATCGAAGGGCTCGCGATCGCCGGCGCTGAACTCGTACAGCACCGCAAGCGCAAGCTTTACGCCGTGGCTCGGCGGCGGCACACCGGCGTGCGCAAGCTCGACCTGCTCGGCCAGCGTCCTCAACGCGAGGTCTTTCAATCTGTCGCGCCCGATTCGCATCCGGCAATTAGAACATTATGAGAACATCGATGCAAGACGGGTGTGTTACGCCGCGATTTTCTCGCGCGGCCCGGTTTCCGCCCACCGAATCGGCCGTCCGATTTGCGCCTCAGGCGGTTCGAGGTCGACAATGATAAGATCGGCCCATGCCTGCGCGATTTCCCGGCGGCGCGGCATATACTCGGCGCGGTTATAGGCCCCTTCCGATCCTGACATGCCCTCGGGGATGTGCGCGAGCATCAGATCGATGACGGCACGATCACCGTCTTGCCTATCGGGGTGCTCGTTCATGATTGTCGACATCGCGGCGCGGCAGCCATGCGGGACATGCTTTTTGTAATAGCCCGCGCGCATCAGAAGCTGCCGCATTGCATTGTTCGATATCGGAATGCGAAAGTCTCGCTCGCCCGGGAACAGGAGGCGATGACTGCCGGTGAGCAACCGCAAGGCGCGGATCACGTCGAGGGCTTGTCTCGACAGCGGCACGAGGTGGTCGCCGTCCTCTTCGGCCTTGCGCTCCTGATCTCCCTTCATGCGAGCGGCCGGAATGCGCCAGGTCGGCTCCGCCCCATCCAACTCCTCCAGCTCGCACCACTCGGCATTTTCGAGTTCGTTTGGTCGCACCGAGGTCAGCATGAGCAGGCGCAGCGCGAATTTCGTGGTCGCCCGGCAGCGCTCGTCGTCGCAGGCGCGCAGCAGCGCGCGGACAGCCTTCACCTGATCGTCATGTTCCTTGATCCTGTCGATGATGCTGGGCCGCTTTTTGGATCTCGGCACCTTCGGTAGTGCCTTATTCATGGTCGCGGCCGGGTTGGACTTTGCGAGCCCGGCCGACACGGCATAAACATAGATTGCGCTGATACGCTGGCAGACCCGGTGCGCGGTCTCGATCGCGCCGCGGTCCGATATCTTGCCCAGCACGTCAACGATGGTCGGACTATCGATGTCGGCGATAGGAAGGTCGCCTATTTCCGGGAACACGTCGCGCTCGAGGCTTTGCAGGGTGTCGGCTGTGTGGACGATCGACCAAGTCGCAAGCTCGGGCTTCACGATCCAGTGAGCCGCATTCGCGGCCATCTTCTCCTTGTTGCGCGACGACCAACTCCCGCGCTCCTCGCAAAAGGCGTGGAACTTCTCGACCGACCAGCCGCTCTGCAACTCGAACCACCGGATCGCGACGAGCTTGAACGTGTTGGCCGCGCTGATCGCCTTCTTGCGTTCGCCGGCGCGCTTCGCGGCCATTGGGTCGATTCCCGCGTCGAGTTTCGCCTTCGCCTCGTCGCGAAGCCTCCGCGCCTCACCCAGCGTCACCTTGGGATAGCTGCCCAGTGTCAGGGTACGCTGCGCCGGGTTGCCCTTCGCGTTCCGGCCGAAAGTGTAGTTCATGCGCCAGATCCTCCCGCCCGCGGTCGAAACGAACAGGTAGAGCTGGCCGGAATCGCCGAGCTTGTAATCCTTGTCGGCCGGCTTTGCGGCCTTGATCTTCGCGTCGGTAAGCAC